CTTTGAGAGTATGGGAAGAAGTGGAACTTCAAAGTATTTCCTTCATTTCTAGCCCTAAACTTGAGGACACTGAAGCTGGAGAGCAACAGAATCAGTTTTAAAAGTCCATGACGAAGCCGCGCTCAACTGAAAATGAAAATAGCGAGCTTAGTCAGCCTCGAATGAAGTACTTATCAAGGGCGTGAAGTCACGTTTGAATCTGTAAAAGGACAACTCGACAGAACTTCAGCTCAAAATGGAGGAAAAATGAGAAAGGGTGAAAACCTATGAGGGGATTTTTACCAAAAAAAGCTGTCGTGCAAGTATTAAATACTTGTATTACAAACTTACTGAGGTTAAAATGCAAATGAACTTATATTTTTGTAAAGTTTGCTTGGAGGCTTGGCCTAAAGAAGCAGATGTTAAATTTAAGTTTAGCGCTATGAAAGAAAACAGTGACTTTGTTATCAGATTTGGAAGACGTGAATTATATGTCATTCCACGATACTCAAAGACTTTCACTGAGTAAGATAGTCTTACAATTTCTTTCTAGAAGCTGAACCAATAACAACAAGGAGAAGTTATGTTATTGTCTATGTTGTTGCCAGCGTTAAATACGCGAAGTCCCGTAGAGAATTTTCTAATGGGTTGCGTAGAGCTGCAAACAGACACAAAAAAAGGAGCGTTAAGTGTGGTGCAGTTGTGCATTATGCACGAACTAGCAAATGCAGCGCGTTTATATAGGGACGGAAATCCCAAAGTAAAAACGCCTGAAGTACCACTATTACATATCCAAGAAAAATATGATTTAGAAAGATACACAGTATCGCGAAACGCCATCATGCTTGCAGAAGGTGGAGTTAAAAGGAAAAATCCTAGAACTGGTCGCGTTACTACGGCTGAAGGCAGAGGTTGGGTAAAGCAGCCTAAGAAGGGCTATATCGGAACTCCTGATTCAAGGAAAATGTCACTTGTTTTGACTAAATCTGGTCAGCGAGTGGCAGACATAATGTTTAATAAATAAAGGAGTAAAATATTTATGACACAAACAGAATTATTAAAAACAATTAAAGCCTCTTCAGGTATGCAACAAAGGGGTGATAAAATTAAAGCGGAAGCTTTTCTCAAGGTTAAGGATAAGCTTAAACCTCTAAGAGATTCCGCGAGCTTTCCTTTAACCTTAGATGGTTTGCACGCAGCTATTAAGTGGAAAACAGAAAAGGTGGACGCTTGGAAAGCTGGCAAGGAATTACAACCTGAACAACCAAAGGGAGTAACTTTAGCTCAAGCGTTACGCATAACAGACGAAGATGTTAAAGGCTGGAGCACGCTTAAAACTTCTTTCCGAGTGTCAGGGGTTTCACGCGCTCAAAAGTTTGTAGACTTCTTTGGAGCTAATAAAAGATTAGATTCTATTACATATCTCGATTTAGAAAAATACAGACAACATTTATTGACTGTTAAAATAGGTAGGAAGCAAAAGAAGTTTTCAACTTCTACCATTAATCAATATCTAATATGCGTATCTAAAATATTTACAACTTGTTTGAAGCAGGGGTGGATTAAAGAAGCTCCATCTTTGCCTTATCAAGATGTAACAACAGATACCAGCAGAAGATGTTTCCGCTATGACATAGATGAAAACAATAATATTATCATAGATGAAGAAGCGGAAATTTATCAATGGTGTGAAGCGTGGGGTAGTAAGTACCTAGAGTTGAAAATGTTGATTCAACTAGGGGTGAATACTGGTATGCGTAAAGGTGAAATATTGCTCCTTCAATGTAATTGGGTGAATTTTCGCAATAGCGCAATTAACCTTCCAGCTGAGGTAACTAAAGCCAAGAAAAATAGAACTGTAACTATGAATGATACAGTTAAGGTTATTATGAGATACTTTATGAATAATAGAATAGGTACTCAGAAAGTTATCAAGTCTCATTATCCTGCTTTTTTTGCAAGGGATAGGAAGTCAAATGGAACTCATATTTGGAGTGCAAATAAGATTTGCAAGTACTTTAATAATATAAGAGATAAGATGGGGTTGAAGAGTGACCCTGATTTTACCTTTCATTCCAGCAGGCACACGCATATTACAAGATTGCTCGAACAGGGTGTACCACCTCATATAGTAATGGATTGGGTTGGCCATGCCAAAATCGAGACGACTATGCTGTATGTGACTCAAAGACATGACCTTATAGCTGGTTGTGCTACTGCTATTTCTAAACACCCAGCAACTGTTAGAAATAATCTTCCTGAAGCTTCAACAAATGAAACTATTGTTGATAGTAATAAAAAGTGGAAGCCAAGTAAAGTTGAAGGAAAACAATAACTTAAATGTTTGCAACACAATATGGTAAACTGTATTATCAAAATGATTTTAAACAGTACTGGTTTTGTGGTGCGAATGAGTAAGAGAGATTTTCGTAATCAGGTCGTAATGTGTCGAAACTATACGACCAGAGGGTGAAAAAAGACTAGGTATTGCAAGAATATTACAGCCCACATATAATCATTAATTTGATTCTGGGCTGTAGTGCTTGCACTACTTAATCATTTTTTCCTGAAAATCCTTCATATTTTATCTCATTAAGAGAGACTCTCGTTTGTAGTGCGCGCGCGAATAAACGCCTGCATATTACGACAAGCCAGCACAATGTAATTACGACAAGTGGAAAACAAGGATTTATTATGCAAGAACAATTAAATATCGAAGAATTATTAAAGGTGGGGATTGGCGGTCAATCTTCACCAGACACAAACGAGAGGTATCTCAAGAAACTAGAGCGCGAACTGGAGCTCGAAGAGAAAATGCACACAGCAGGGGTGCTCCGCTTTAATCGAGAAACAAACAGAGCTAAGGGTAAGGAAAGAGAACACACAACAGCTTACGGCCTTCAAATGCTGCAAGCGGCCATAGACCCAGTTTCTGAGGGAATTAGAGAATATGTAAATAAAGCCTTTTCAGGTACTAGAGGAAGAATAGAAATAGCAGCTCATTTGTTAAAAAATGTAGACCCAGACGCTGCAGCTTATTTAGCTCTAAGAAGCGTCTTAGACAGCATTACTCTTCAACACACCCTCACTAAGACTTCCACTAGAATTGCCGGTTGCATAGAAGACCAAGTTAGGTTTGCTGAGTTTGAGAGAAAGTGCCAGCCTTTGTATGCAGTGGTTAAGGAAAGCCTGAAGCATAAGACAAGCTATATTCATAAGCATTTAATTATGACTCGATATATGAATAAAGCTAATGTTAGATGGGATAGATGGCGCTCAGACGATAAACTTCATTTAGGCACTACCTTAATTAATATCATCATCAAGAAGACTGGATTTATTCAGATTGTGGAACGAAGGAAGGGTAGGAATAATACACCTAAATTTGTTGAAGCAACTCCTAAGACTATGAAATGGATAGAAGAAAAATCCGAGAAAAGTAGTTTATTAAATCCATTATTTTATTCAACGATTATATCACCTCATAAATGGCTACACCCATTTAAAGGTGGTTATCATTCACCCTTAATCAGACAAATGACTCTGATAAAAACTAGGAATCAAAATTATCTTTCCGAAATTTCTAACAGAGTAGACGAAATGAAGTCTGTTTATGATAGTACAAATGCTCTTCAGGAAACAAGCTGGAGCATAAATCAGCCAGTTCTTCAGGTAATGGAGACCTTTTATAATCAAAACACGCCTATTGGAAAAATACCGCCAACAGATAACGTGCCTTTACCGCCTAAACCAACTTCCATTACGGATAAGAAGAAATTTCAGGAATGGTTGAAGAACAATAAAGATGAATGGGTTAAATGGAAACACAAGGCTTCAAAAGTCCATGAGTTCAACGCGAGAATAGTTTCAAAAAGAATACAATTTAAAAAGATTATTGAACTGGCCAAGTTGTTTGAACAAGAGCCTGATATTTATTTTCCTCATCAACTGGATTTCAGAGGCAGGGCTTACCCAATACCAATGTTTATGAATCCTCAGGGCGTTGAGTACGCGAGAGCTCTGTTGCAATTCTCCAAAGGTGAGAGAATGGGTAATAATCCTGAGAGCGGCAGATGGCTGGCCATACATGGCGCAAATCAATACGGAGAGGATAAATGCTCTTTGGAAGAAAGAGTGGAATGGGTGAAGGATAATGAAAAATTTATTCTTGAGTCAGCTTCACACCCACTTGAGCATGATTTTTGGAAGTCAGCAGATAAACCATTTTGTTTTTTAGCTTTTTGTTTTGAATGGAAAAGTTTTAAAGAAAAAGGTGATAATCATTTAACACATATTCCAGTTGCAGTTGATGGAACTTGCAATGGGTTACAAGTGTTTAGTTTATTATTAAGAGACGAAGTTGGTGGAGCTGCTACAAATTTAATTCCTTCCAAGATACCTCAGGACATTTATAAAATTGTTGCAGATAGGACTGTTAAAGTTCTTCAGGAAGAAACTTCTAATGAATTGTACAAACCTAAATGTAAGTGGACTAGAAAACAATTAGCTGAAGCGTGGTTGAAAATAGGAATAAGTAGAAAACTTACAAAGCGTCCAGTTATGGTAGTTCCGTATTCTGGTACTCTTTACAGCTGCAGGGAATACATTGAAGATTTTCTCACAGATGAAAACATAGAGCATGAATGGGGTGACGATTTATTTTATCCAACAAATTATTTGGCTCAAATAGTTTGGGGTGAAATAGATTCAACTGTTGTAAAAGCTAGAGAGGCCATGAGCTGGCTGCAGAAAGTCAGTCGCTTGGCAGCTTTGGAAGATTTACCCGTTACTTGGAGCACGCCTTCAGGATTTGTTGTCTTACAACAGTATAGGGAGATAAGAAGCAGGCGCATTGAGACAAAATTAGGTGAATCAATAGTTAAGCTTTCCATTGCAGATGAAGGCACTAGGTTATCAAGAAGAAGACAACGCTCAGGAATTTCACCCAATTTCATTCACAGCCTAGATTCAGCAATGATGAGTTTAGTGACTTGTAAAATGAAAGCTCAGGGAGTTCACCATTTTGCAATGATACACGACAGTTACGGAGTGCACGCAACAAACGTAGAGAAACTCTCAAAGTGTCTGCGGCAAGTTTGCGTGGAAATGTTTGAGCCTGACTTGCTGGAAAAGTTCAGGAATGAGATACACGCCATGCTGAGCTCAAAAAATCAGGGCAAGATTCCACCACTTCCGGCAAAAGGTAAATTAATTTTAGAGCAAGTACTTGAAAGTGACTACTTCTTTGCCTAAATATATACTGTAGTGCTTGCACTACATAATAACCGACACCTTATAATAGATTAAGCCGAAACAAATTGACTACAAGGTAAATTATGAAACAAGAAAATATAGTTACACCTAAGGGGGTGCTGGTTTATCCGCACTTGAACAAAGCTGATACGAAGTTCGATAAGGACGGAGTATGGAGAGCTGGCCTTAGGTTGTCTAAAAAAGAAGCTGAAAGTCTTATGAAGGATTTAACTGATAAGATTAAAGCTAATGTTACAGCTGAAACTCAAAAACGAGGAAAACAAGTTAAAGTTGCTAACAATCCTTTTTCAGAAGATGAAGAAGGAAACATACTATTTAATTTTAAATTAAAAGCTAGCGGCACTAGAAACACTGGTGAGAAGTGGAATCAAAAACCAATTCTATACGATAGCAAGGGTAATATTTTTGACCCTAAAGATAAAATTATTTGGGGTGGCACAGAAGCTAAAATAGCTTTTCAACCAATCCCATACTTTGTTGGCGCTGTAGGCGCTGGCGTTTCCCTCCGATTAAAAGCTGTGCAAGTTCTTAATCTAGTAACTGGTGGAGCTGACGCTACTTCTTTTGGATTTAAAGAAGAAGAAGGCTTTGAAGCGAAAGAGAATAATGAAGACGTTGCGCCTGAAGAGGCACAAACGAACTCTTCGGACTTCTAAATTTCGCTCAGGACTAGAGGAACTCATAGCCATGCAGTTAAAGGATTTGGGAGTTAAGTTTAAATACGAGACTCTCACAATCCTTTACAAAAAACCTGAGGAGAGCGGACGTTACACGCCTGATTTTATTTTACCAAATGGAATTATAATTGAAGGCAAGGGACAGTTCGTAACTTCAGACAGAAAAAAGCACAAGCTGATTAGAAATGAGTACGGAGATAAATATGACATTCGATTCATTTTTTCTAATCCCAATACTCGCATAGGTAAAAAAAGTACAACGACTTACGGGGACTGGTGCAAGCGATACAACTTTAAATACGCTGCAAAAGTAATTCCTCAAGAGTGGATAGATGAATAAGATAAAAATTTTAGATTTGTTCGCAGGGATTGGTGGCTTCTCTTTAGGATTGCATAGTGCTTCTGAAAGATTTGAAACAACAGCCTTTGTAGAGCGCGATAAGTTTTGTCAAAAAGTTTTAAAGAAAAATTTTCCAAGAATACCAATTTATGAAGACGTAAAAGAATTTAAACCAAATGAAGAAAATATTAAACCAGACATTATCACAGCAGGCTTCCCATGCCAGCCTTTCAGCCAAGCAGGAAAACAAAACATTAATGATGACAGAAACCTCTGGTCAGAAACTCTTAGAATTATCAAAGAGTGCAGACCCTCTATTTTTATTGGAGAAAACGTTGTTGGGATTGTTAAACTCTATCTCGATACCATTCTCCAAGATTTGGAAAGCGAGGGCTACTCCGTCAGGTGCTTTAATATTCCAGCTGTTAGTGTCGGCCTCCAACATCAAAGGAAGAGAATTTTCTTTGTGGCCTACTCCGAGAGCAAGTGGTCAGGAAAATCCAAAGAGCTTGATAAAGAGAAAAGGTTTGAGGAAAGCAATACAACACAATCTGACAGCAGCAGTGCAGATGTACCCAACTCCAACGAAGGGCATGCACAAGCAGGACGTGAACGACAACGGGCAGTATGCAAAGAGAGTGAAGGACAGCGGCTTTCAAGTGATGTTGCCAGCCTTCGTGAAACTTTCAGCGAAACAAAAAACTGGTGGCAGACTCAATCCGACATTTTGCGAGGCGTTGATGGGGTTTCCTCTGAATTGGACAAAAATCACAACAACAGATTGAAGGCGCTCGGAAATTCTTTGTGTCCTCAAATCATATACCTAATCGGATTATCAATCATGGAAACTTATAAAAATAATTATGCCTAGAAGAGTAACAGATTTAATTTTCGTGCATTGCTCAGCCACGAAACCATCAATGGATACTGACATAAAAGACATAGACCGCTGGCACAGAGAGCGCGGCTTTCTTAAAGTAGGTTATCATTATGTCATTAAACGTGATGGGACTCTTCAGAAGGGTAGAGACCTTATGGAGGCTGGCGCGCACGTTAAAACGTACAACCACCGCTCTATAGGTATCGCCCTTTGCGGAGGAGTAGCTGAAATAGATGTTAATGTATGGGAAGATAATTTCACCTCAGAGCAATACGCGACACTTTATAATCTCTTAGTAGATTTAAAAACACAATTCCCTGACGCAAAAATCATGGGCCATAATGAAGTGAGCTCCAAAGCTTGTCCTTCATTCAACGTTCAGGAGTGGTTGATAAAAAAAGAATTAATAAAAGTTAAAACGATAACTACACCAGAAGAAAAAGAACAACTCGCGCTAGCACGCGAACAATACAGAGAGGAGCAACTTGAACTATTCAGTGGTCAAAGAAAAGAAGAATGATTTTATAAGACATGAGGCTTGTCCTGCGTGTCGTAAAGTAGGAACTGATACAGACGGAGATAACCTAGCTAGGTACTCAGATGGCTCTGCTTATTGCTTTAAATGTAAATTTTCAGAACAAGGATTTTCAACAGTGGTATCTTTATCTAAACCTATTTCAAAATCAGTAAACTTTATTGAAGGTGAATATAAAGATTTACAAAAAAGAAAAATAACTGCTGAGACTTGTAAGAAATTTCATTACCAACTTGGTGATAAATTACAAATAGCAAATTATTATAACAAAGATTTTCAACTCGTAGGGCAACACATACGCTATCCAAATAAACAATTTAGATGGATAGGCAGTATTCAAAATATTCTTCTGTTCGGACAACACTTATGGCGTGATGGCGGTAAGATGGTTATTGTTACAGAAGGAGAAGTGGATTGTTTATCGGTATCGCAATATGTATTTCAGAATAGGTTTCCTGTTGTTTCTATCCCTTCTGGTGTTCAGTCAGCTCCAAAGTACGTTGCTGCTAATATCGAATGGCTAGAGAAGTTTGAGCATGTAATTTTTTGCTTCGATAATGATAGTGAAGGTAAAGAAGCAGCCATGAAATGTTCTGCTTTAATTACTCCAGCTAAAGCAAAAATTGCAGCTCTACCTTTAAAAGACGCAAGCGACATGATTCAAGCTGGAAGAGCTAAAGAATTAGTCGACTGTATCTGGGGAGCAAAGATTTATCGTCCTGATGGAATAGTCAGCGGTAATGAAACTTGGGAGTTAGTAATCGCGAATGATACAAAAGCTACATGTGATTATCCATTTGCAGGATTAAATGAAAAACTCAGGGGTTTGCGATTAGGTGAAATAGTAACACTAACCGCTGGTACTGGAATTGGTAAAAGCCAAGTGTGTAGAGAATTTGCTCATCATTTAATTAACAGAGGTGAAAATGTTGGTTACATTTCACTAGAAGAGTCAGTCCAGCAAAGTATGTGCGGATTACTTTCCACAACTTTAAATAAACCGATTCATCTACAAGAAGTAAGAGATGAAATTCCTGTGAAGGAAATACGAAAAGCATACGAAACACTTCATAAGAATGTTTTTTTCTATAATCATTTTGGGTCAAGTGATTCACAAAACTTAATGAGTAAAATTAAATATTTTGTGAGAAGCTGCAACTGTAAATGGATTGTACTCGACCATATTAATATAGCAGTATCTGGTATTAATGAAGGAGATGAACGTAGACTAATTGATAACATAATGACTAGGCTTAGAAGTTTAGTTGAAGAGTTACAGTTTGGTTTAATTTTAGTTTGTCATTTAAAGAGACCTGTAAATGTCAACAGAGGACATGAAGAAGGATTAACAACTTCCATGTCTCAACTCAGAGGCTCAGCTGGAATAGGGCAGTTATCAGATATTGTCATAGGTTGTGAACGTAACCAACAATCACATGACCACCCAAATTTAATGACTGTAAGAGTTTTGAAAAATCGCTTTACCGGCGATTGCGGAATTGCAACTTACTTACAATACAATTCTGAAACAACTCGACTAATAGAAGAAGGTTACGACTTTAATAATGACAGACAAACTACAAATAGAGGCAATCGAACGAGAAATGATTTTTGAATTTATAACTGAATTTCTCGATAGTGACCCTGATTACGATTTATTATCTCAAGAAGAGAAAGACAAAACTTTTGGGATTTATCAGACTATTTTAAGCGCAATTTATAAGTCTTCATTTTATGGGAATGTTTATCCCGTAATTTATGCGACAGACACGCCTTCTAAAAAAGTAGTTGAAAATGCGATTAAGAAAATCAGCGACATAGTTCCTGATGTAGATAAAATTACAGTCTCGGTTGTAAGTTAAGTTTCGCTCAGTGGTAGAAAAGTGAAATATTTAAGTGAAATATGTATTTGATGTAGAGTCAAACGGATTACTCGACTCTTTAAATAAGATTCATTGTGTGGTTTTAAAAGATATAGAAACTGAAAAACTTCTCAGCTTCACACCTGACAAGGTAGAAGAAGGTTTAAAACTATTAAGTGAAGCAGATGAAATCTGCGGACACAACATAATAAAATTTGATATTCCAGCAATTAAAAAGGTTTATCCTGACTGGAATACTAAAGCTAAAATTGTTGATACCATAATTTGTTCAAGATTAATTTGGGCTGATATTAAGAATAAAGATTTTCAAAATTATCAAACTTATGGATTTGATTCTAAGATGATTGGCTCTCATTCATTAAAAGCTTGGGGGTTACGTTTAAATTTACATAAGGGTGATTATGGTCAAAATTCAGACTGGACGAATTGGAATGAAGACATGCAAGAATATTGTGAGAGGGACGTTGAACTAACACATTTATTTTATCGCGTAATTTTAAGTAAAAAATATTCTCAAGAAGCTTTGGATTTAGAACATCAATTCGCAAAAGTTATTTTCTTACAAGAACAACATGGATTTAATTTCAATAAGGAAGCTGCGGAAAAACTTTTAACGGATTTAATTAAAAGAAGATTAGATTTGGAAGAAGAACTGCAACTTGCCTTTCCAGCTTGGACGAAAGACTTAGGCGAGTTCATACCAGCTCGCGATAACAAAACGCGTGGTTATATAAAAGGAGTTGCAATAAACAAATATGAAACTGTTACTTTTAATCCTAATAGTCGTCATCATATTTCTTATAATTTAAAAAGTAAATATGGTTGGAAACCAAAAGAGTTCACACCTGATGGTAGGCCGCAAGTTGACGAAAAGATTTTATCTAAATTAGAATATCCTGAAGCAAAACTGCTTTCAGAATATTTACTAATACAAAAAAGAATCTCTCAATTAGCTGAAGGAAATTCCGCGTGGTTAAAGTTGGAAAAAGGAAATAAAATTTATGGCTCAGTTATTACGAATGGCGCAGTTACTGGACGTTGTACGCATAAAAGACCTAACATTGCTCAAGTGCCTGCAGTGGGCGTACCTTTTGGGAAAGAGTGTCGCTCTTTGTTTGTCGCTCCTTTTGGTTACAAGCTTGTGGGCGTTGATTTTAGCGGTCTCGAGCTTCGGTGTTTGGCTCACTACATGGCTCGGTATGATGATGGGATTTATGCAAAACAAGTTGTCGAAGGTGATGTTCACGCATTTAATCAAGAAGCTATGGGTCTCTCTTCTAGGAATTTGGCGAAGCGAGTAATTTACGCACTCATCTATGGCTGCGGAGATAGAAAGATGGGTGAAATAATAAATGGAACTTCAAAACAAGGTAAAGAATTAAAAGAGAAATTATTTAAAAAGTTACCAGCTCTTGATTATTTAACTTCAGCAGTCAGACGTAAAGTTGAATCTACTGGAAACCTGAGAGGGATTGACGGACGTATTTTAAATATCAGGTCAATTCACAGCGCACTTAATTTTCTAATACAAAGTTGTGGGTCAATAATTGTGAAGAAAGCAACTTGTTTATTACATGAAAAATTATTTTCTAAATATAAATATGGTGAAGACTGGTCAATGACCGCACACATACATGATGAGCTGCAACTGGAAGTAAAAGAAAATTTAGTGAATGAAATCGGTAAGCTAGCAATACAAGCAGCTAAAGAAACAAAAGATTATTTTAATCTAAGATGTGCTTTGGACGCTGAATATAAAGTGGGGAATAATTGGGCTGAGACACATTAATTGATAGAATATAACAATACGTCAGATTGGGACATAGATTTAAAATTTGGCAAAAAACACGAAAAGAAAATAGGAAAACTATTAGGCTTAAAGGCTAAAGAAATCGAAGTCAAAGCGGAACGCAGCTGGTGGAATACCACAGGAAATATATGTATTGAAATTGAGCGTAGAGGTAAGCCTAGTGGACTTAGCATTACAAAAGCTAAAATATGGGTACACGTTTTAGCTAAAGGAAATAAACAATATTTACGTTTATTGTTTGACGTACCTACTCTCAAAAAGCTCACAGAAAAATTTAAAGATAACTGGAAGATGGTTGGCGACAGAAGAGAAACAAAAGCGATTATGATTCCTTTTAAGAAAATAATTCATGAACTTATTGAAACAGATTAAACTCGGACATTTTACTATTAAGATAAAAGCGTTGCCTAAAGATATTGCAAGCTCAGATGAACAAGAAGGCAGCTTTCATGGCAGCACTCGAACAATTTATATAGATGAAAATATTATTGAAAAAGGTGGAGCTGACTTAGTTTCAGTACTTTTACACGAACTGCTTCACGTTTCTTATTATAAAAATAATTTATCTAAAACTTCCGTAGAGGAAGATTTAGCAAATGCTTTCAGTAACGACCTTACTGAATTACTTTCTCGAACAAAGCTTCTCGATTTTATCAACCTAAATTTAAGAGGTAATAATGATAAACCCAAATAATAGAACAATGTTAGTAGATGGAGACATTCTGCTTTATGTTTGTTCAACACAAATGGAAGAGCCCATAAAGTGGGACGAGGACACTTGGACTCTTCACGCAAGTGAAAGCAAAACTATTAATAAGTTTGCTGACACTATAACTTACTATTCACAAATACTTTTGTGCAATAACATTGCCATTGCTTTATCAAGCAAGACAAACTTTCGTAA